TGCTTTGCACGTTGTGCCATTCTATAACCCCAATTCTTTTTACCCTTTACGTTACCGATAAACTTGCACCAACCATTTGTGGCGGTTAATGTTGAACGAAGTGCAAACCATGCTTCTTCACGGGACCGGGTAAACTCATCAAATACACAGGCATAAACGTCATCACCATAAAGGTTGTCAGGTTTTTCTGCAGATTTGAATTGTATGATTGCACCTGTTGGCAGTGTCAACTTTAACTTTGTTTCATTCGCCTTAAAGAAATTCTTATCTGTCACCTGTGCTTTCATTCTATTAAACGCAATTTCCGCCTGAGAATAAACAGGTGCAACCCACCAAACAGATTGATTTTCTTTTAATGTAAGTGCTTGTTCAAATAACCAAATGATGTGACTTGCAGTTTTGCCGACTTTGGTTGATGCTTCTGTGACTGTGAATCTTGCATTTGAATTCAGGATTGCTTTCTGATATTCGTAAAGAAATGGTCTTGTATAGTTAATCTGTTTCATCTTCGTTGTTCTTTGATTTATCAATTAGGTTTGCCCACAATATTGAAATGATTACAACAACAATGAATTCAAACAAATAAACTTTCCACATGTTATATTTTTTTATAGATTTTTGACCATTCTGTTGGAACGGTTACTGCCTTAATTAGTTCATAACCTTTGGACTTGAACAATTCAATCCATTCATTTTGTGTCTTAATGTTGATGTGTCCCCACATAAGATCAAGTTTTGTTGTTTCGTGTGTTGATGAATGGTAAATATATTTGGGATTAATGGCATTGAATAGATTGTCAATTTCCTTATCCGTCATGTGTTCAGAAACTTCAATCCAAAACAGGCAATCCGTTGTGATAGGTTTGTCAATAATCTGCAGGTGTGGATATTTTTCTTTTATGTATGCTTGATGTGTGTCAAATATTTCAAACACCTTAACATCAAATCCTTTGTTGTGTAATGCATTTGCATAAACTCCCGTTCCTGCACCATAATCAAGAACGGATTTGATGTCTGCATACATTTTTAATTCATTTGCAGTTATTTCGCATAAGGTAACAAATTCAGGATTGTCTGCAGAAATACCCATCTTTAATTCTGTATCAAGAAATTCTTGATTACTGATTTGTTTGTTTTTCATTATAATTTTATGTTGATGAAGTAAATGTAACCAAGTGCATCTTTAACCCTGAATGTGTGAATCACGTTTCTTTTCAATCCGTTCCAATATATTTTATTCAAAGTGTATTTTGTAGTTGAATTCAAACTATAGTAATAAGGTGCTTTGCCACCAATTGCTTCCAACCTTACAGATGTGAATGCATTTGTTGGTGCTAAAATATATTGTTCTGCATCAATGTAAGTCAAACCATTCCAAACAAATGCCTTCATGCTTATTGTGTTGTACATTCTACATGATGAAGTTTTAATGCAGTTGTTTGCATCTTTGGTGTTTATGGTATGTACACCAGGTTGTACATCAAAGAAAGTATCTTTTCTTTGATACGTTCCATTATCAATTGAATATGTAAATGGGGGTGTTCCACCTGTGCTTCTTACTTTGATGAATCCGCCTTCAAATTCCTGTGCAAAGCATGTTGTTGACATCAACAAAATGGTAATCAGTAATTTCATATGAATAATAATTTAAGAATTAATACAGGCATTGCACCGTAGATTGTGTAAAGTAGATCATTGATGTCCGGTGTTCCTTCCATGTTTACATAATCCCAAACTTCTTTACCTGTTGCAATTACTATGACCGGGATTAATGCAGCAAATACAGGCATAAACAATTGTGAAATTGTATAGATGCAGAATCCTGCAATAAAATGGTATTGTTTATCTATTGGCATATTTTATTGATTTAAGTTTTTCAATGTAAAGGATTGCGTCCATCAGTTCTTCCTGCAAGTGTGTAAAGTAATCATCATTGTTGTTCTGTTCCAATGTTGTGCCATACTTCTTGATACCTACTTCACTTCGTTGGTTGAACTTGTCGATTACTTGTTGCACTATCTTGTCTTTATGGTCTGTCGGTTTTTCCGACATGTTTGCAAAGAATTCAGGACTATCTGTGAAGTCAAGCAATGTGTTGATTGCTTCCGTCACAACAGATGGCTTCTGCATGTCAACATCTTCTTCACCAATCCGCCAGGATTGATGTGATCTTAATACTTCGATTGCTTTTATTAGTGTCATAATAAATTGTTTATTTCTTTGCGTACATCTAACCAATAATTTATTTCTTTATTAGGTGTTTCAAATTCGTGCCAATCAATTGCATCAATTATTTCATCAACTGCAATTAATGCACATTGTTTTACTTCAAACATTGATAAATAGTTTGGTACATAAATAAAATCGTACTTATCAAGCAGTTCTTTTGCTTTGTCTTTTGGTGTCATAGTTTAAACATAAAGTGTTGCCCATAATAGATTCGCAACAGCACCAATAAAGAACATAATCCACACCTGATTGATTATAGGTGTTTCATCTGCATTGCCAATCTTCTTTGGATTGACTGCATAACCTTTAAACCCAAAGATTAAACCTGATCCAATGAATGATGCCAGTAAACAGGCAAAACCCTGATACCATTGTTGATGATTAGTAAATGCAATTGGATTAATCAATCCAACAAGCAATGCCATTCCTAATAATTTTTTTAATACTTCCATTGTTTTTTGTTTTAAAATTAAGATTTTTTCTTTAATAGTTCATCGATGTAGTTTTCAACCTGATTGCGTTGTGCTTCATCTAAATATATTAATTTATCATTAATCCCTTCAATCATAAATGAATCAGCCAGTTCTTTCTTTAATATTTCCCTGTTCCTTGGACTAAGTTTATGATCTATTGACTTGATTATAATATCGCATTTTATAACGTATGAATTGAACAGTTCTTTTGTTTGTGCTGTGCAATCACGTTTTACATCTTCAAAGTATATTTTTGCATTGTTGATGTGGTGCAATGCTTTTGCTAAACTAAATGTGTTTTGTGAAAAGTTCATATTGATTTAAAATAATGTGGTGTCCAAGATCTGGTTTCTTTTTTCCAAAAAGTAATATCTTCTTTCATACAGCCATAAATATCACATTCATTGTTTGGATGTAGTTTGACAAAGACATAATGTGTTATTTTTTTTTCAACTTTATTATGTGCTTTGCAATTGACTGTAAATTTTTTTGTTTGTTTTTGAACACATTTTACATCAATCAATCTGTTTCCAACAATGACATCATATTCAGGTAACGGTTTGTCACCATACATTTCATTTGGAATATAACTGATATTTTCGGTGTCTAAATAGTGAAAGAATATCAATTCACCTAATGCACCATTAATATCATATTCATCAGGTCTTTTATATTCAGGTTTTCTTTCATCAAGTTTCCTGTTGTTTTCTGCCCGATGCATTCCAATCTTTTTTGCTTCTGCATGCAGGTAATCAGGATATTTGAATTTTGTTGTTACTGTTGTCATTTATTTAAGTTTAGTGTGATGTTGTATGAAGAAATCATGCTTTCAACCTTATCCGGTGCGTATGTTCCACGTTTCTTCCATAGTTCTTTCATAGCATTAATCATTTCGTTTGGTGTTGGTTTACGGTTAAATTCAATCATTCCGTCCGGTGTTGATGTTGTTTCCATCACATCAATTTCCCCGAATGCAATCTTGCAAAGTTGCTGTTCTATCTCTAAATCCGATTTTAAGCCATTTCTAAGACCTTCGTTTATTTCCTGTGTGTATGTATCATTTATTAAAGAACGTTTAATTTCGGCACGTTTCTGTAACTCAAGGAGTGCTTTTGGTTTGTATCTGTGAAACATTGCAACCGATATTTGCATTTCCTCGCAAATATTCGCATTTTTATACGAATTGTCCAACTGCTGTTTTTCAAGTGCATCAGCAAGTTTAAGAATTCTTTGTTCGTTTTTCATTTCGCTTTGGTTTTGATGGTGCAATTGATGGTGCAATTGAGGGTGCAATTAAGGGTGCTTCTGCTTCCTGCTGCAATAACTGATCGTATTGACCATAAACATATTTAATCATCTGTGCAATGTCCGCACTGCAATGCAGGCAACAAAGATAACCAGGACTGAATTCTTCACGAATGATGTTAAGCATTGTTTGCCTTACTTCATTTGTTAGGTTTGTAAGGAATCCTGCAACAGTCAATGTGTGATGATGTGACCTGTTCAATTCTAAGAATTGTCTATTTTGAAGTTTCATAAATTGCTTTTCTTTGTTCGTTAATTTTTTTAAAGTTGTAATGTTCGTTGCAATAATCCATCAATCTTCTGCCGTACATTTCACGTGCATAATCAATATTACTTAAATTCTTGATGTGGTGATACCAATCTGATTGAAAATCCACATACAGAACGCAATCATCAGGAAAGTCAAGGTAAGGATCAACACGTGATGCAATGACCGGAACACCTGCATAAGCAGATTCAAGAATCTTAAGGTTTGACTTGTATGAATTGAATTTGTTTGCAATCAGCGGAACAAGTGAAATGTCTGCATGATTATACACTTGATAGTATTCTGTCGGTTTCATACCAGGAAAGACCAATGGTTCAAGTTTCAAACTGCAGGTGAATGCAGACAACATCATGTTTGATTCCGGCATGTCGGCAACATAACCGCCGAATGTTGTCTTTATTTTCTTAAGCAATTGTGAATCTGATGCAACACGTTTCATAGGATTCTTAAGCAAACTAACATCATCTTTGTGTGTGATTGATCCTTGATACAAGATTTGAATCTTGTTGCATTTTTGCGGATTAAGATTGAATTGTTCAAAGCCACCTGGTATGGCATTCGGTAACAAGTGAACATTTTTATTGTAAACTTTGATTGCATCTGCTAATCTTTCGTGTGTGCAAGTGACAATGTCTGCATCAATCATGTTGTTAATGATCACGTTTGAAACTCCATCTGCATCCCAGTGTGGTTTTAAGATATGGTTTTCTGATAAGTGCCAGTAATCATCAATGTCAATTGCAATTTTGAAACCATACTTCAAACGAAGTTCATTTATTTCTTTTGCCTGATTAAAGTTTGCATAACGGTTGAAGACAAGCAAATCACAACCAAACTTTTCAATTGCTTCTTCTGTAAGTTTGTTGGTGATGTGTGTGTCATGGTCCATGTTCATCAATGGTGTGTACACCCGGTGATAACATGATCCTGCACGTTGGTTTATGATTCCGATAATTTTCATTTGTTATAGTTTTCTGATTACACCGTCAACAATAATTGCAAGGATCATTGCAAGACACATGTAAGGAATTGCAATCCAATGAAATCCGGTTAAGAATAATGTTATCCAACCTGAAAGACAAGTGTGACAGTTTAAAGGTTTGAAGTTTAGTTTTGCTTTGAATCGGTATGGCATTTGTAAGATGTTGATCCAAACAAATGAAACTGCAACTGCATAGATTATTTCCATAATGATTTTTTTATCTGTTGTTTTGCTTTCTTGATTGCGTTGTAAATTGATTTAACTGGAATCTTTGTGATGTTTGATACTGCCCTGTATGATCCATGTATTGAATAAAGATTCAGCAGTTCTTGATTATACCAATACAGATTCTTTGATTCAATTACACATTTGTCAATCAGTTCATGGTAGTT